CCCATCCCTTTACCCGGTGGAGGCTGGGGAGAAGGTCGGGGCTGAGATTATCTCTAATGGCTCTACAGGCACACCTACGCCTAACGAGATGGTAGTTACTGTCTTTGTCCAGGTGGGGCAGAGTCAGACTTAGACGAGGTGGGGAGGGGGTTTCCCCTCCCCAGAGTAATAAGGAGGTTGAAAAATGAAAGACCAGGAACAAGCCAACTGGCTTTGCCAGTACCGGCTCAGTAAGTATCACCAGGACATTGAGGCTTTTCGGGGTAGGGAAGCTGAATTCCACAGGCTCTTTACGCCTTACGAGGTTATTGAGGGAGAAGGCAACTGCCTGCTGAACACCGGCATTGACGAGATGTGGGATTTAGTAACCGGTGCCGTCTCCGGTGCCGACCACATCTTTGATAATTCTCATGCCCAGATAGGTGTCGGTGATTCCTCAACTGCCGCTGATGCCAGCCAGACCGACCTTCAGGCGGCTACCAATAAAACATATAAAGGTATGGAGACCAGCTATCCCACCTCCACCACTCAGAAAGCAACCTTTAAGGCCAGCTTTGGCTCCAGTGATGCCAACTATGCCTGGAATGAGTGGGTGGTCAAGCAATCCACCAGTAGCAAGTGCCTTAATAGAAAGGTTGAGTCTCTGGGCACCAAATCATCGGGAACCTGGACTCTGGAAGTTAGTATCACTTTAAGCTAGGAGTAGATTATGCCAGCGCCTCAAAGGGTAACTGAGCCTGACAAAATGGTTACCGACCCCCAGATGCTCCGCGAGCTTGCTCGTCAAGGAATGAACCCGGACTATGCGGAGTTCCTTGAGGATTACTCCCCAGAGCATCCCTGTGTGAAGTTTTACCATGACCGCTTATCGGGTAAGCGGTTTATGGTTGTCTCTGGATTGCCCAAGGTTGATGGTGAGGGGAGGAAGATAGAAGTTGGCTGGCTGTTTGAGGGAGACGAGTATCATGCTAAAGTCAATCTGCTTTCAGCAGTAGTGAATAATAGGCAAGTGAGGGCTGGTTTTAGGCAGAAGTTTGTAACCTGGAATCCTCAAATATTCGTTAACGGCGTTGAGCAGTCCTGTGGTGAAGCTAGTCTACTCGCTGTTGACCCTGATAATGAGAACTACCACAACAATGTCCTTGAATGGGACTACGGGGTTTGCAAGCGCAGATTAAGGCTCCTTGAGGGTATGGTCAGGGAATACTGGCTTTTCATTTCAAATCCCGACGGCGAAGTCAGAATTAAGCACAATCAATCCGGTGATTTCAGGCTTGAGTTAGGGGAATTTAAGGCAAACGATGATGAGGAAGTAGCTCCTGCCGGGTTCTTTAACAATACTGAATACCCGGTAAGGATTGGTGCAAGCTTAACTGTGTATTCCTCTACTAGCGACTGCAATGTATACGGAAGTAATGCCACTTATGCAACGGCACACGATGCAGCAACAGGCACTATACACAAAGATGAAACGACCTACTACAACTATGTTGGTCAGGTTTTATCTGGCGGTGTTTATTACCTTAATCGTGCTTTCCTGTTCTTTGATACATCTAGTTTAGGTTCCGGGGCAACAATCTCCGCAGCTACATTGAGCTTATACGGGCATTCAGACCTGAGCATCCAAGACTTCGACATCACGATACGGGATGGTCAGCCCACATACCCCCATGACCCTGTAGAAACTGGAGATTACTTATACTCACACTACTCAGGTGATGGCGGGACATATGGGACCGAAGGTTGGTCTACTGGTGCTTATAATGACATCACCGTTAATGCGACAGGACAAGGCTGGATAAGCAAAACAGGAACAACGAAACTCGCCTTAATTAGTTCACGTGATATATCAGAAACGGCACCTGATGCAGATGAAGAGAGAGTTATATTTTACAGGACTGGCAAAGGCTCTGGCTATCAACCCAAGCTGGTGATTACCTACACGCTGGGGGTAACTCCTAAGACTTCCTCTGACACTGGCTCGGGAACAGAGGGCGTGCCCGGTCTAATCGGCACTATCGCTGGTTCGGAAACTGGAACCGGGTCGGAATTTCTTGGCTCAAGGCTTCTGGGAGTTGCTGAGGAGGGGGGAGGAACTGAATCCCTGCTAGCCAGATTGCTGGCCAGTACTGAGACTGCCTCTGGGCTGGATGTCGGCGGACTATTCTTTGCTTCAAGTGATGTCGGCTCGGGATTGGATGCAATTCTGGCTCTGGAAGCCGTATTAACTGGTGCTGACTCGGGCTCAGGCGTAGACACCGCTTATTTGATTAAGGTTCTCCTGTCAACTGATGGCGGGCTGGGCACTGATGCTGTAGCCGCTTTGCTGGCCAGCATCGTTACTGCTGAGCTTATGGTTGGCTCTGACCGCTTCGTGGTCAAAGTAGAATCGGCACCAAAGGGAGGAGGCATGAAACTGCCCCCGGGCGGCAAGACATCAATTCCATCAAGGAGGGTAAATCTATGAATATATCCGAGATGATAGCCCTGGTTAGAAAGGATTTGCACGACGAGGACTCTAATAACTACCAGTGGTCAGATGACGAGCTCACCCGGCACATCAACCGTGCCGTTAAGGAGCTATCGGAACGGGTGCCACTGCTGGCTAAGGCTACTCTGCCCACTACCTCAGGCTCAAGGCAGATTGATATATCCAGCCTGACCAACCGGGTTGTAGTCCAGGCGGTGGAATATCCTGTAGATGAGTCCCCGGCTCAGTATCAACGGTTTTCTATCTGGGGGGATACTTTGACCATAGTCAGTGGCGATGAGCCCAATGGCGCTAACTGCTATGTCTATTATGGGGTTCTGCATACCCTGGATGCTGATGGTTCTACCATCCCGACTGAGTATGAGGATTTGGTCACTACCGGTGCCTGCGGTTATGCTGCTATTGAGCAGGCAGCCTTTTCCATTATTAGAGTCAATGTCGGGGGGGGCAACGACCCCAAAAGAATACCGAGTCTGGGGCAATGAAAGGCTGAAGATTTTCAAGAATGGACTTAGGAGGCTGGGCAGGAGACAGAGAATCAGAATTCAGCAGCTCTTTCAGGAGTAAGGAGGTAGATATGACAATAAAAGAGAGACCGACAAGAACTAGAGATGGACTGCCTGAGGAGGCATTTGCCATCGTCGGTGACCCTGAAGCTCCCGAGACCTGGAAGCTTCCCCATCATAAAAAGACTATCTTTAGAGCCTTGAGGGGGAAGCTGGACATTGAGAAGACGGTTGACTGGGAGAGGATGCCGACAGCGGTAGCGGCGCTATCACCGAGGGGTCACCGCGGGCAGAGAGTTGATGCCAGCCCTGAGCAAATACTAACCGCGGCCAAGCACCTGGCTGACCATTACCTGAAAGCCGATAAGCCATTACCTGATATCTTAGCCGCTTTAGCTTAAGTAAGTAAGATGGAAGAGTGGACACAGTTTATTAAAAGCATTATCCGGCCGTTTATCATTATCTGGGGCTTTACCGTCTACGGTGTCTGTGTATTAATTGAGGTTGAGGTTCCAGAACTGCTGGCGGCTTTGGTGGTGGCTGTCGTCATAGAGTATTTTGGCGAGCGGGCTATTTCAAGGTTTAAGGAGCAATGATGAATCAGGATTGGCTATCCAGGCTCTATAAAGCTCTGTGGTCAAGAATAGGCGGTCGTCCCTGGACTCATATTATTCGGGATAGCCAGGAAAAGCATCCCTTGCTCTGGCTGCTGCTGTTTGGCGCTCTGGGTATAATTCTCGGGCATTTGTTTTGGTAAGTTGTTTAAGGGGAGATAAATAATGAGAAACTTATCTGATACTTTGCTGGCGGCTCAGAAGAAAGCCAGCCGTATCCCCTATGTTAAAGTTGAAGCTAAAAATAAGATAGCTGATGTGGTCAGGCTTGACTGGGAGAGGTTATATACCGGCTCGGAGTCTGATTACTTCCACGCTATGACCATTCCCGGTGATGGCTCGCTTATCAGGGTCAGGATAACTCCCCCCGACGACTCCCGGAAGCTCTATAGGCAGAGGGTGGCTGACCCCGGCCCGGGATCAAATTTCAACCAGTGGACATACTGTAACCAGTATAATGCTATTGTTGTGGCTGCTTGCTCGCTGGGGACTGAGGTGAGTGTATTCTGGATAAAATCTAACCGGGAAATCAGGAGACTCAAGAGCACTGACTGCGGCGTTAACTGGGGAAGTCCCGAGCTTATCGATTATTCTCCAACCACGGCTATCTATGGCATAGCTGCTGATTATAAGCCCAACGGTGATTTAGCCCTGTTTTTCGCTGACCAGGCAACCCTGTATGTTAAGAAGTATGTTGGCGGGCAGTGGCAGGATAAAGCTGCCTGGGATAAGACAACCGGTGACCTTTCCGGAGTGGCTGCTGTCTATGAAGGCGACTGGAATCTATTACTTACCGGTGAGGATAGTGATGATAATTATAAGCTGTGGTCGCTGGTTTACGGGGATGGTGTTCGGGTAACTGCCGGCTCCTGGTCAGCGTTGAGGGAGATTGCCACGGCACCGTCGGGGGGAGACTTTGAATATAAGTCATGCTTTATAGGTAAGATGCAATGAGCACACAAATCTTGAGACCTAATGGGGTGGGGACGGAAACTAACATCGCTGGTCAGTATCCCCTCTCGGGTGAGCACTGGGATAAGGTTGATGAGGCAACCCCGGATGATGCCAGTACCCATGTTCGCCATAATCTGACTTCCTATGCCACTGATACCTATGCTCTTCCCGCTGGAGTGGGGGAGGGTACTATTGATAAGGTTACAATTTATGCCAGATGCTACGGGATAAGCGGTAATTATAACTATGCCAGGACGGTCATTCGTACCCACAGCACTCTCTATGAGGGCACCGAGCATAATCTTACCTCCAGCTGGGAGAATCTCAGCGCTGAGTATCAGTTGAACCCCGGTACATCCCAGCCCTGGACCTGGGCTGAGGTAGACGCTCTAGAGGCTGGAGTAGCCCTCAAATCATCCAGCAGTGGCGACTTTTTTGCCATATGCACCCAGGTTTATGTTGAAGTCGCCTACTTTACCGAGATGCCTAAATCCTCGTCAGATGCCGGGCAGGGGGTGGATAGCGTGTTCACCTTGTGGAAGGGCACTGAGGACAAAGACGCCTTCACTAACGATGGCGGTAGTGGTGTTGACACCGTAGCCACGCTGGATAAACCCCCGCCTGTCTACTATGTAGCCTTCTTTGTCGAGAAGTTTATCGGCACCAAAGCCTATAACCGTCCCTTCTGGACTCACTCCATACCTGATACCAGGTGCCTTCTGGACTCACTCCATACCTGATACCAGGTGGTGGCGAGAGCCGGTGCCATTTAACCTGTCTTCTGAATACGGTCTGACTATAGCTCGCCATGGTGACTATTGCTGGCTGTCTGCCCCTGATGGTGTGTGGCGAGCTAGACTAACTGAGGAGAGTGTGGATTTGACTGCTGATGTCCTCTCGGTAAGGCAGGAGCTAAGGGAGGGTCAGGGGAGGCTGACCGTAGAGTTAAGGAATGATGACGGACGATATGCTTCCCCGGGCAGCGGTAACCTGTCAGTTCTGGATATAGGCTGCCAGCTAGAAGTCAGCCCCGGCTGTGTTACCATTCAGGGGAGGGAGTTTAGCTCGGGTCTTACCTTCTGTCTCGAGTCTTACGAACATATCGGCGCCGGAGGCAAGGCATTTCTAGTCCTCCATGCTTCGGATGGCTGGAACCTGATTGAAAACTGGCGAGCCAGACATCAGTTTCGCTGGAACCGGGATTCTGATGAGATGAGTGTTAAAGATATGCTGGCTTTTGTGCTGGCTAGGGTCGGGCTAAAGCTTGAGGTTATGTCCCAGTCTTCGGTTATAACCAGCTACTACCCTGATTTCACCATTCACCCCAATAACCAGGGGCAGACGGTCATAAGCCGGCTACTCTCCTTTGTCCCCGATGTGTTGTTTGTTGAGGGTAATAAAGTCTATCTGGTGAATCCTCAGCCCTATGATAATTCAGTATATGCTTATGGTTCGGCTCACCCCATAATCGAAGGCAGCTATCGAAAAGGAGCCTGGAAGCTTAATCGGCTGCAGGTTGAAGGCTGTGACCCGGCCAGTGGTGAGCCGATAATCGCTGATTCCTTTACCTGGAGCGAAATAGCTTACAGCTATGACAGGCTGAGCCAGGTTGAGGACAGGAATATAGATACCGTGTCTAAGGCGGAGCTGAGGGGGGAGGCTTATCTAAGGCAAGCCGAGATAGAGTCAACTGGCGGTACCATTCGCATCCCGGTTAATTGCGGGCAGCAGTTATACGATGTCATTGACATAACCGATAGCCGGGCCGGGCTTAGTGGTGAGAAGAAGAGGGTGCTGGGATTAATCCTGGTTTACAATCCTCGTCGGGGAGAGTATGAGCAGCGTTTATCACTGGGAGCAGTATAGAGAGTATCTTAAGGAGTGATGGAAATGAGTCTGAGGAAAGCAGTGCTAAAGAGTTTCAACCCTGGCGACTATACCGCCACTATCCAGCTAGCCAGCAGCCAAAAGGTTTATCTGGAGGGAATTGCGGTGGCTCGGAACCTGCCGGCATCAGAAATGGCTGCGGGCAGAAAGGTAGCGGTAGTGTTCTTTGATGAGCATAATGCTAAAGAGGCGGTGGTGGTGGGGGTTTACACCTAGTTTTTCAATCCGCCCTGACTATCCCCTTTCTTAATCAGGATAAATTATATTCATCTGTCCATCATCTTGACGGCTGAAGCTAGGGAATTATACAATAGCATTGCTGAGCAAGATGACCAAGAAATACGATATTATCATTGTTGGTGGGGGGCCGGCGGGTATATTTGCGGCTTTAGAGCTGTCTCAGGTAGCTGACCTCGATATCCTGTTAATAGAGAAGGGTAAGGATATTGATAAGCGCAGCAATCTGGTTTGTGGTCTGGGTGGGGCTGGTGCTTATAGTGATGGTAAACTGACGCTAACCGCGGAGGTGGGAGGTCGGCTCAAGGAGTATATCGGAGAGGATGATACTGAAGCCCTCATTGAGTATGTGGATAGCATGTACCTCAAGTTTGGCGCTTCGGATAGGCTATACGGGGTTGGGGACAAGATTGAGGCGTTGCAAAGCAAGGCTTGTCGGGCAGGATTGCATCTGGTACCGGTACCTTTACGTCACCTGGGCACTGAACGTTGCCGTTTGGTGCTCAAGGCTATGCGGGATTACCTTGTATCGCGCCTGGAACTTCAGCTTGAGGCAAAGGCATCTACCATCATTGTTAATAATGGTACGGTTAAGGGGATTGAAACTGAAGCTGGGGACAGGTTTGACTGTCGCTATCTAATCCTGGCTCCGGGGAGGGAAGGGGTGGATTGGCTGGCTAAAGAGGCCAGCCAGCTCAACCTGACCCTTCATGGCAATCCTATTGATGTTGGGATTAGGGTTGAGGTGCCAGCAACGGTGATGGGAGAATTGACTGATGTACTATATGAGGCAAAATTGGAGTTCCTGTCAAAGAGTTTTGATGACCGGATTAGAACCTTCTGTATGTGTCCGGGTGGTGAGGTAATTGTGGAGTCTACCGGGGGTGATGACCCGGTAACTACGGTTAACGGACAGAGCTATGCTGAGCGGAGGAGTGACAACACTAATTTTGCCCTGTTAGTAAGCACAACCTTCACTGAACCGTTTCGGGAGCCTATTGCCTATGGTAAATACCTGGCTAGGCTGGCTAATATCCTCAGTGGTGGCGTCTTGGTACAGCGACTTGGTGACCTGATGCAAGGTCGGCGTTCCACCCCGGACCGTATTAAGCGGGGTTTAGTATCACCTACCTTGAAGGAGGCTACCCCTGGCGACCTCAGTTTTGTTCTTCCTTATCGCCACCTTACCGGGCTTATGGAAATGCTTCAGGCAATGGATAAGCTGGCTCCAGGCGTGGCTTCACCCCATACCTTGCTTTATGGAGTTGAAGTCAAATTCTATTCCTGGCGTTCTCAGCTTAGCCCGAGTCTGGAGACTGAGGTAAGCAATATGTTTGCTGTCGGCGATGGAGCTGGTGTCAGTCGCGGTTTAATTCAGGCATCAGCTTCGGGAGTTGTAGCGGCTCGTGAGATATTGAAGAGATGTGGACATTAGGCTGGTAATAAACAGCTAAAAATATTACAGGTCTGGTTTCAAGAAGGAGGATGATGCCATGTGTCTGATGTGAAAGTCGGGGATAATGAGAGCTTTGAGAGTTTGCTCAAGCGGTTTAACAAAAGGGTGCAGCAGAGCGGTATCCTGTCAGAGGTACGCCGTCGTGAACACTATGAGAAGCCCAGCGTTAAACGGAAGCGGAAAGCAGCGGCTAAGCGACGCAAAACAAGTAGAGCGGTTAGAAGTTAGTCAACATTACTTTTATAGTGGGATAAAATGGAAGCAGTTCTAAAACAGAAGCTGGTGGATGACCTTAAGCAGGCGATGAGAGGGGGGGATAAGGTCAGGTGTTCGGTTATTAGATTGGTGATGGCAGCCATTAAAAATGCTGAAATCGCTCGGCAGGCTGACTTAGAAGACGGAGATGTCCTTGGTATTATTGCCAAGGAGGTCAGGCAGCGTAACGAGAGCATTGAGGCCTTTAAGCAGGGAAATCGTCAGGAC